CGGCAGCTTCGTGTACCTGGGTCCCTTCTTTACCTGCTTTCTGCATAATAATATCAGAATTATGTCCTACATCTTTTAGCCAAGTTTCAAAGAATCTATTTTTTGGCATATACTGTAGTATCGTCGTAACTGATGGATAGTAAGTATCTTCTCTTCTTTTGTAAACTCTGTTATCTAAGAAGTTGATTTGTTGTAATTTCCCATCAAAAGTTAACCGGTCTTTGGCATGTTCTTTTAAAATGTCTGTACCTTGTTTGATCATAGGGCATTAATTTTGTGCACCATTAGACCTGTAAAGTCTAATTCTTTTGCGGATTGAATAAGTTTAGTAAAATTTCTAAACCCTACTTCACTTGGGTCTTTTTCTTTTAAGTCAATTAGAAAGACCCTTTTTCCTGAATTTAATAAATTTTCTGCTATCTCTAATGCATCTTTTTGTGCATCTTGATCCAGAGCTATATAAATGTCATCTACTTTTGACGTTATTATTCTTTTCATTAGAGAGTGGGAAAGACTTTTTCCTAATATGGGAACAGCGTTTCTCCGTATTGCCATTGCATCAAATACACCTTCACATAGTATTATCGGTTTATCCCAATTGATCATGTTTTCGAAGAATACTATGTCTTTAGAAGTTTCTGGGTTTTTGTATTTAAAATACGCTCTTTCGTAAGTTCTTCCAATAAAATAATTGAGCCTACCCGACTCAGAATAACTTGGTATAATGATTCGACCTCCATAGTCTCCATCTGTCGTATATCCAATAGAGTATTTAATAAAATCATTGTCGGTAAGTCCTCGTTCATATAAGTACTTTCTTATCTTATTGGCAGTGATAGATTTTGTTGTAGCTGAATGTAGAGGTTGGTATTCTTTAGGAAGCTCTGTGATTTCATCATTACTATATTCGTATTTTTTACCTTTCTTTATGTATTTGAGAACCTCCTGTGCTTCTCCTTTAGGTATTTTTAATTGCTTTAGTAGCGAGTATATAGTAGTTCCTCTGGATTTACATACCCAGCACTCCCAGTGGTTTTTACCTTCTTCATTAGTTGCTAGATTAATTTCTAACTTAGGTTTTCGGTGATTGCAGAAAGGACAATTAAAAGCGTAGTTATCTCTAGCTCTTTTATGACTTTTTCCCAATACGTTTTCTATAGATCCTAATAAAAAAGTATACTCCATACTTAACAGTTATTATCTTAATATAAGAAAAAAGTTGCAATTAAGCAACTTATACGTCTGTCATTTTTAATTTCCCAGATTTAGGGTTGATCATAAAATTATCCGGCCTTATATCTAATTCATCAGAAGGTATTCCTAATCTTTTTGCTTCCGCTTCTAAGGCATCTATAAAGTCTTCAGGAATTTCTCCTTTAAATTCCCCCATAACGTCCATTGTAATTACTCCTAACTTATCCCCTAACCTACTAACATCGTAAATGAAGACAAAATTATTTGTTTTTTTTCCTTTAAGCAGCTCAGCATGATCTAATTCAACTTCGTCAGTTGTTACCTTTACCGCTTTACCGTCAAGTAGATATACAGAACCGTAATCCCCTGAGCCTAAGTATTTTCCTCCTCTATCTTGTATTTTATCTATCTGTTTATTAAAAGCAGGATCATATTCTATCGGACCTTCTAATATTATTTGCGATAGTTTCACTACAGGTCTCTTAAATTAAAATTAAAACCAATTGACGGGTATATTCTCCTCTCTCCTGGTTCATTTTCATAAGTACTAGTTGTACTTGTAATTGCAAAATGCTTATCTTCTAAGAATCTTGTTATTTCATTGAATAGCTCTTTCGGAAGGTCTTCCCGTACTATAAATTCTAGTTTTCCAAACCCTTTTCCAAGTAATTTATCTCCTTTTTCACGATCTTGTGAATACTGGTTCATTGTTAAGTTAGGTTTGTACTGTCCGTACCTTTTTGTTAGTTCGGCCTGCAGCATTTCTAAAGTATTGTCAGATTCCCCGTACTCTAGTATTATTTTTACTAATTTCATGATCCTTGTCCTTTATAAAGCTTTTTATAATTCTTAGAATTTTTAAGCTTTGATGTTTTTGATTTTGCGTGAACTCCTGGTCTTTTTCTTTTGGTCTTTTCGTGAGCACCTCCAGTTACGTTATTTTTAGCCAATTTTTATTACTCTTAATTTTAAATTACCGTTTCCTTTTATGAGACGATGGTAGGTCTCTTTAGGTATAAATAGATCTTTTTCTGATAATACTTCAGGTGTCTGGTTGTCAAATTGAAATTTCCAATCTGTAGAGTGTAACGTTTGTAGGATCCTGTCTTCTTTATCTCTATGCCATACCAACTCTTCTTCAGATATATTCTGAGTAAAGGTTCTTACTTCTCCTTCTTCTATGTATGGCCTGTTTACAGTTTCTTCCATATACCCCCTTTTACTGTCAATACCTACCAATAACCTGAATAATTCTTTTTCATTCCTAAGGATTTGGCATATCTGGTCAATCTACAGCTCCAGTACCCTGGTTTACTTTTGTCTTTCTTTTGATCACAGTTATGACGATCAGCAAATGCTTTTCTTCTTTTTGGATCATCCAACTTTACTGATAGATTCTGTCCTCCATCTACTGCTCCAAAGGATACTTTTACTACGTTTCCTTTTTTATTCTTTGTATAAACATAGAACTTTTTAGATCCTCCCCGTTTAGGTTTGTTTAGTGCTACTTCCCTACCTTGGTATTCTGCTTCATAAACCATGGGTAGGTCTAAAGGTATTTTTTCACCTTCAAATATTCCATATTCACCGATATCTGTAGATTCCAATAACTCTAAATCCTGTTCGTTTAACTGTATATTACCGTCCCTAAGAGCTTGTCTTGCTTCTGTAAATAGTTGTATAAAGCTTTCGCTGGAGTACCGGTAGACATTCTCATATAAGGAGAGTTTATTGTCTAGGTGGTACTGGAGTGATGGGCATCCTATTATGTCTCTAATTCTTATCATTTGAAAATTATTATTAAGTACTCCTCTTATAAATAGTTATTTATATTGGAAGTATACTACTCTTTTTAGTTATGTCCTACATTATTAAAATTATACTCCTATAATATTACTAATATTAGCTGTTGCTACACCTATTACATTAGTAATACTATCTGGTATAACTTCTGTTACTATATTTCCGTACCCTGGTGGTGTGTAGGTAATGTCTAGGTATATTGGATATGTTACATTTTTAAACCATGCTCCTGCAGATCTAGATATAGCTGAAAGAGGTTCATTATTACTATAATCATAATCATTTCCTAAAACTACAACATTTAATACTCCATTAGTGTTTGCATCCGAAATAGCAGTACTATTTAATGTTAGTGTATTATAGGTATCTATAGCCCAGGCTAGTGAAGAAGCCATGTATGCTGTAGGAGAGGAAGGGCTCCAATTATTAAAATCAGCAGATTGAAAATTGTTTCCATCATCTGAAAATGCTGTACTCTTACCTACCATTACATCGATGGAATCGTAATTAGTTCCGTAGATTTTTAAATCCATAGAAGTTATAGTTCCGCCTACCCCTGATACATCAAATAAGAAAAATCCTCTACTTACTTCATAGAGTCCTCCTCCTCTTCCCGTTGAATATACTTCCGAGGTAAGTCCGGTAGTTGTAGATGTAGTAAATTGTGTAAAGCTGTCTGCTGATGTAGCGTCTCTAGCGGCTGCCCAGGAAGTAGTAACTGCACTGTATGCTCTTACTTCTTTAGAGGCTGTTACTGTTGTTGTTGCCATATCTTAAAACTGCTTTTTAGGTAAAAAATATTTACTATTATTATAGTATGAATTTTTAGGGGGTGTAATATCGAATTCTTGATATTCTACATCTGGTATGTTGTGTAGATTAGAAGATGTTGTTAACATATTCCACCAGGTTGCTACCCCTCTAGGTTTTATAAGCTGTGTTAATGAGGAGGATAGGTACCTAAGGCTTTCATCACCATATGTATCGTGAAATATTCCATCATAGGTTGATAAAGTATTTAAATTATCATACCAACTTCCTTCTATTATAGTAACATTAGGTTTATCAGAGGCCCATTCTTTAGCACGTGGTATAATGTCAGGATGATTTTCAACTATTGTATGAGTGGAGATTTTGTTTGATTGAATATATCCTGCTGATATACCCATACCAAATCCTATCTCTAAGATATCTCCTCCATTTTGAGTAACATATGCGGCTGACCCAGACATTAATTCATCCTCCCAATCCATCATCACTTCTCTTTCGAACCCATCATTACCCATAAAGTATATTCTATTAGATTCAAATGTAAGGCTTTGCGATAAGTAAGTCATATTGGTTTTTTATTTTATGTTATTTGTACCCAAGTACTGTCTGGATTAAAGTATATTATATTATTACCATCATCTATCATATTTCCTACAAGTCTAACTATATTACCACTCCCACTAGGAACAGCTGTTTGTAAATCACCAGCAGTAGTAGAAACATATAAATTATTTCCTTTTCCTGTTTGTGTAAATACAGAACTCTTAGCCCAACCTCTTAAAAGTATCCCATTACTAGATGCAGTGCCCATAGCAATACCTAACATTTTTGTTCCGTATGTTGCATTGTTTGCGGAAGCTCTAAACCACCCAGAATTCAGTCCTGCTGTAGTAAATACAATTAAATCCCCTTCTGCTATTGTACCATTAGTAGTATAAAAAGTTCCATAAAATGTAACTTCACCAGAATTATCGGGAGTACCAGTAATTCCTGAGTCATATACTAGATATGAACCTTCATCAAATTGTAAGTATTTTCCAGTAAATGTTAAGGCTGATTCTACTTGTAGATTATTAGTGGCGTTGATATAAGTTAAGACACCGTTAGCAGTTGTACCAGTAATGCTTCCTGCAAAAGAACTGCCTGAAGTGCCACTTGTACCAGATGTTCCTGATGATCCTGAAGTACCAGAGGAACCGGAAGTACCGTTTATTCCTGAAGTTCCTGATGAACCTGAGTTACCTGAAGTACCAGAGGAACCGGAAGTACCGTTTATTCCTGATGTTCCTGATGAACCTGAGTTACCTGAAGAACCTGATGTTCCGTCTATACCTGAAGTACCAGAGGAACCGGAAGTACCGTTTATTCCTGAAGTTCCTGATGAACCTGAGTTACCTGAAGTTCCTGATGAACCTGAGTTACCTGAAGTTCCTGATGAACCTGAAGTTCCTGAAGTACCGTTTATACCTGAAGTTCCTGATGAACCTGAGTTACCTGAAGTTCCTGATGAACCTGAAGTTCCTGAAGTACCGTTTATTCCTGAAGTTCCTGATGAACCTGAGTTACCGGAAGAACCTGATGAACCTGAAGTTCCTGAAGTAC